AAGGCTGCTAAGCGCACCCGTAAGGCCGACTAATGGCCTACACAACCACCGCGCTGGTAAAAGCGTCGCTAGGTATCCCATCAGCGACCACCTCCGAGGACACCGCTATTGCGGCTGCCATCGCTGCTGCCGAGTCGCTGATCGATAACTACACCGGTCGCACATTTGAGACTGTCACCGAGGCACGCACGTTCCTGCCACGGACGGCCAGCATTCTGGACGTAGACGACATTGCCACGCTGTCAGGGCTCGTCATTAAAAGCGACGAGGACCAAGACGGCACATTTGAGACCACGCTGGCTATTGGCACAGATTTTGTTGCGGTCGGTAACGCCAGCCCGTGGCGCAAATTCACGCAGGTCAATCAGGGTTGGCCGCTGTCAATTTACGGTCGCCCGACCGTGGAGGTAACCGCCACATGGGGTTACGCGTCAGCGGTACCGGACAACATTAAGCAGGCTGCGCTACTCATGTCATGTCGCCTGTTCCAACGTAAGGCCAGCCCGCTCGGATTCCAGGCCGGTGCCATCAGCGAATTTGGGCCGGTCCGGATCAGCCGTCAGGACCCTGACGTGGCAGCCCTGCTGCACGGTGTGAAACTGATCGGGGTTGCGTGAGCACCTACAGGCAAATAAAAGCAGGTCTAGCGGCAACGTTGGAAGCGTCCGCGAACTTGTCTGTGGTGTATCCCGATCCGACCGACACACCAATTACACCGTGCGCCATCATCGTGCCCGCACCGGCAGCTGTCGAATACAAACAGGCAATGCAAAACGGGCTCGCCATTCTGGAATTTCGCGTAACTGTCATGGTGCAACGGTTCGACCAGGCTGCCAACATTGCGAAACTGGACCCGTTCGTTTATGGCCCTGACAGTGTTCGCGCACTGGTGGACGCGGACCGCACATTGGACGGCACCGTGTCTGACGCACAAGTGACCCGATGCGTAAACATTGGCAACGTCGGCTACGGTGACGACATATATTTGGGTGCCGAATTCGAAATAGAGGTGTACGCCGAATGAGCAGCTACCGCATTTTGTCCAGCAAACTGGCCGCAGGGCCCGCTGGCACAATCGTTACGGAAACCGAATTGCACGGGTGTAATATTGCGGCATTGGTCGCTGGCGGCCATATCGCACCGGCAACGGTCGCGGAACCCGAACCCGAAACAGAAACTGATCCCGAGGAAACCGAGGAATAAGACATGGCTAAGCTCGTTCTCACCGATGCCAGCGTGACCATTAACAGCGTGGACCTGTCGGACCACGTTCAGCAGGTCGTCCTGAATTACAACGCCGATCAGGTGGAAATCACCAGCATGGGTGACGAGGCTCACCTGTTTACTGGCGGCCTCACCAATGTCACGTGCGACGTGACCCTGTTTCAAGATTTTTCCGCAAGCGAGGTCGAAGCGACGGTGTACGACCTGGTTGGCACTGCCACCACCGTGGTCATTCTCCCGACCAGCGGTGCGGTCGCGGCTGACAACCCGTCCTACACGCTCGCAAACACGTATCTGGCGAGCCACACGCCAGTGTCGGCCTCGGTCGGTGACGCTGCCATGACCACGCTGAATTTCGTCGGCGGCAGCATCACCAAGGCGACTAGCTGACAAACCCATTAGGAGGGGAAAATGGTCGGAAACGACGTTGCCGTAGATTTTAAAGACGGCACCACACAGCAGTACGAGGTCACCATCAGTGCCATGTGCACATGGGAGGACCAGTACCCGGACATGTCGTGGACCGAATGGGTGCGCAAACAGTCGTTTAAACCGTTGGCGTTCCTCGGCTGGTCCGCGATGCAGGACAGCGGTGTGACCGTGAAACCGTTTAAAGAATGGTTGCGTACCATTAAGGCGGTTCGGCTGGTCCCAAAAGCGGACGACGAGTAGGACCTACGCAACGGCTCGTCGCACAGGTCGCGGTCCTAACAGGCATCGCACCGACCGAACTGATGCAGACACCTACAATGGTGTTTCAGGAAATGGTGCGAATCTTGCAAGAACGGGCCGACAATGGATGATCCAGCACGCGTAGAAATCACAGGGCTGAACAAACTGATTCGTGCGCTGAGCAAACTGGACGACCAGGCCCGCGAAGATTTTAAAGAAGCAGGGCACGCAGCTGCCAGCATCGTGGTCGGTGAAGCAAAACGGACTGTGCCGTACCGCACCGGCAATTTGTATAACACGATCCGTGCAGGCAAAACGGTGCGCGGTGGCCGCGTGTACGCCGGTAAAAAACGTGTGCCGTATGCAGGCCCAATCCATTTCGGTTGGGGCCGTCGCAACATTGCACCTAACCCGTTTCTGTATCGTGCTGCTGACCGACGTGTTAATGAGGTGCGCGACGCGTACCTGGCGCATATCTACAAAATTTGGAATAGGAATATCTGATGGCCGGTAAGCGTGCAGCAATCAACATTGACGTAATCGCTGACGCGTCCAAGGCAAAAGCGGGTTTGCAGCAGGCTGAGCAGGCCGCAGGCAGTCTGCAAAACCAGTTTAAAAACGTTGCTAAAACCGCGTCGGCCGCGTTCGCAACCCGCGAAATCGTGAATTTTGCTAAGGGTGCGATCGGTGCGGCCAGTGACCTGTCCGAGTCAATGAATGCAGTCGCGGTGACGTTCGGTGACGCATCGGACGGCATCATGCAACTAGGCGAATCGGCAGCTAAGGCCGTCGGCATGTCGCAAAAAGATTTTAATGCGTTCGCAGTCCAGTTTGCTGGATTCACGAAACAGGTTGCTGGCGCGTCTGGTGACGTGGTGGCGGTCACCGATCAGTTGACGGTCCGTATCGCGGATTTCGCGTCGGTAATGAATTTAGACATTCCGCGTGCTGCACAAATTTTCCAGTCGTCGCTCGCAGGGTCCACAGAACCCATTCGCGCATTTGGCATTGACATGTCGGCCGCTGCCGTTGCCGCGTTCGCGGTCGAAAACGGCATGGTCGAATCCGCAGCCGCAATGACTGAGGCAGACAAGGTTGCTGCCAGGTATGCGCTGCTGATGGAGGAGACAGCGCAAATGTCTGGTGATTTTGCAAATACCAGCGACGGGCTCGCAAACTCGCAACGCATTTTGGCTGCCGAAATGGAAAACGCTAAGGCAACCATTGGTGAAGCGATGGTGCCCGCGTTGCAAGGTGTCATGGGTGCAGTGAAACCGGTGCTGGAAGCGTTCACCGCGTTACCGGCCGGTTTGCAACAGACAATCGCGCTTGTCGGGTTGGGTGCCGTCGGGTTTAAATCTGCTAGCACCACGTTGCAGGGTTTCGGCCTTGCAGCAAAAACGGCTAATACGGCTGTCGGTGCGCTCACTGTCGGTATCGGTGTGGCCATTGTTGCGTTTAATGAGTATTCGACCGCAAAAGCCGAGGTTAAAGCCGCTGCCGACCGCGTGAAGCAAGCATTAGACGCTGAAACCGGCACAGTTACCGACAACACTGCTGCCGTTATCGAACAGCAACTAAAAACCGGTGAGCTTGGCGATGCCATGGAAATGCTCGGGTTGGACACCGAATTGGCGACGCAAGCAATCATGGGCAACACAGATGCGCAGGACCGTTTTATTACATCCATGCGTGACGCTCGCGAAGCGAACGTGGGTTTAGGTGACGGGTTGCGCAGCCTTTTCGACGGCCAAATGTTGGCAATTGACGCGGCCCGTATCGTGCAACGCGAGTACCAAGGCATGGTGCAGGGTTTCGAAGCGGCCGAACGGCAAGCGGACCGGCTGTCAGACAGCCAGGAACGTGTCGCGCAACAGTCAACCTACGTCGCTGACGCAACCGAGGAACTACGAATTATTAACCAGCTCGGTGGCGAGGCCACTAAGGAATTCACACGGCTGACAAACAAATACGAGGAATCGCTGTCTGACGTTTACATGACAACGAACCTGCTTATTCCTGAAATCCAAAAATTGTTGGACATTTTCGACATGCGCGACACGATGGATCGTGCCCGCAACGCAGTGTCGGAATACAACGAAATGCTGAAAAGCACTACCGCGTCCAGTCAGGAACTGGAACAGGCGCAACGTGACGCGGCCCGTCTCATTTTTGCGACATTGGAACTGCTCGGCCGTATTCCGGCCAGCGTCCAAACCGATTTTAAAATTTTGGTGGATGAGGGCAACCTGGATGCTGCGCTAGCCAAACTGGACCGGTTGGCAGCTGCACGCGAAGCGGTTGCGGAGGTTGTCGCAGGCACTACCACGACCACGTATGTTCCGCAACCGGAACGTGAACTGGAAGCAATCGCGACAGGCGGCAATATCGGGCTGGTTGCGTCCACACCTATTGGTGCGCTACCCGCGTCGCTGCCCACGGTCGTGTCCACGCAGCCTGTCCGCACGCAACCGGCCGCTAAACCCGCCACGAACGTAAACATTCAGGTGAACACTGGTGTGGGTGATCCCGGCAGCATCGGACAGGCAATTGTCGAAAACATTAAAGCGTATGAGCGTCGCGCAGGCAGGTTCCTGTGACCCTGCCTGTTGCCGTTCAGGTCATCGCCTATTTCGATGTTCCAACCACACCGGTGTTCACGCTGAACGATCCGGTGCGCGGAAAACTGGATGACACCACCTACGTGCTAGCCGGTGATATCGCAACAGATATCACGTCGGACGTTGTAACCATCGGCACACGTCGCGGCCGGTCACGATGGCTGGACGAAATCACGCCAGGTGTCTGCCAATTCACGGTTCGTAACCGGCAACGCCAATACGACCCGACAGGTGGCGGTATTTACTCGGCCAACATCGTGCCCAATAAACGTGTGCAAATACTCGTCGGCGGTGTCACCGTGTTTTCCGGTCGTGTAGAGGACTGGAACCTGTCCTATGACGTACAGGGCGACGCGTTCGCGTATTGCATCGTCACTGACGCGCTCGCACAGTTGGGCCGAACCAAAATGGCTGCACACACCGCCACCTCGCAACTGTCAGGTGCCCGCGTGAACGCGGTGCTAGACCGATCCGACGTGGATTTTCCGGCCGGTCAACGTGATATCGCAACCGGTGTCACAACGTTGCAAGCAGACAGCGTGTCTGAGGGCACCGACGTGTATTCGTATCTGCAACTGGTGTCACGCACCGAATCAGGACGATTGTTTGCGGCCGGTGATGGCGTGTTGACATTCCGTGAACGGCTCACACCTGTGTCATCGTCCGACATTGTGCTGTTCGCTGACGACGGCACCGGCATCGTGTACGACAGTATCGGTGTCGCAGTTGGTTCCGAGCTGTTGTATAACCGTGTAACGGTTACCCGTTCTGGTGGTTTTGCACAGACTGTTTACGACGCAACATCGCAAAACGTGTACGGAATCCGCACATTAGAGGAGGACGGGTTGCTGTTCGCCACGGACAGCGACGCACAAGAACTAGCCGAATTCCTCGTAGGTAAATATTCGGAACCCAAACTGGTGTTTGACACGCTCGGTGTCAACCTGTCACGCATCACCGATTCGCAAGCAGTCCGCATTTCGCAGCTGGAAATCGGCGACGTGGTGCAGGTTTTGTTCACACCACCAGGTGGTGGCACACCAATTGACCGGTACGGCCTTGTGGAGGGTATCGAACATTCGGTGTCGGTTGACTCACACCGTGTAATATTCAGGCTGTCGTCACTAGACGATGCACCATTCGTGCTGGACGATCCAGTGTTTGGTGTGTTGGACGGTGAGGCAGTGTTGGCCTACTAGGAGCACAAATGGGATCAGGTTTTAAAGATTTCGCAGCAGGTGACGTTCTGACTGCTGCCGATGTTGACGGCTATTTGATGCGTCAGACGGTGATGACGTTCGCTGATGCGTCAGCCCGTGACACTGCGCTGTCAGGTGTGTTGGATGAGGGCATGGTCGCCTATTTGG